CTGTAAAGCGCAGTTGGTGGCTAAGAAGTATAAAGCTGCTGGTGGAGGTTACCGTGACTGAACACATAGAAGATTGCTTGATTGACATAACAGGTGAATGCACTTGCGATGCTATGACGGACGAGCAGATAGACCTTGAGTTGTTGGAAAAAGAGGAAGCAAAAGATTGAAAGCCCCCCAGCAAAGTTTAAAGTCATGGGGAGACCAGAAATGGCGAACCAAAAGCGGAAAGCCGTCGTCAAAGACTGGAGAGCGGTACCTACCCGAGAAGGCAATCAAGGCGTTAAGCCCAGCCGAGTATGCCGCGACTACGAAGGCAAAGCGGGCGGGGAAGAAAGCAGGAAAGCAGTTTGTTGCACAGCCCAAAGGTATAGCAAAGAAAACGGCGGGATTTAGATAATGGCCTACACCTCAGACACAACTAGTTTTAACCCTAACCTCAACGAAATATTCGAAGAGGCTTTTGAGCGTTGTGGCTTAGAGATACGTACGGGTTACGACTTCCGTACGGCGCGGCGCAGCTTGAATTTTATGCTGACCGAGTGGGCTAATCGCGGCATTAACTTATGGACTGTTGAACAAGGTTCGGTCAATTTAGTACAGGGGCAGACGACTTATGATCTACCTATTGATACTGTCGATTTGCTTGAACATGTTATTCGTACGAATTCTGCGCAAGGCCCAAACCAGACTGACCTCAACATTACCCGAATTAGTGTTTCTACCTACTCCACCATCCCGAACAAACTCGCGCAAGGACGCCCAATCCAAGTCTGGGTTAATCGTCAAAGTGGTCAGAAGGTAGGGTCAGAAGCTGCTGTAGCTAAGTTTCCACAGATTAACGTCTGGCCTTGTCCAGATCAAGGTACTGCGCAACAGCCGTACTACGTATTTTATTACTGGCGTTTGAAGCGTCTGTTTGATGCCGGTGATGGTACTAACGTGGTTGATATTCCATTCCGCTTCTTAAACTGTATGGTGGCAGGTTTGGCGTACATGATCGCGGTAAAGAAACCTGAAGTAGACCCTATGCGTGTGCAAGGGTTGAAGATGACGTACGACGAAGCGTGGCAGCTAGCGGCTGACGAAGATAGAGAGAAAGCTCCTATTCGGTTTGTGCCGCGTGAAATGTTTTATTAAAAATGAGTAGCAGATTCGCCAGCGGTAAGAATGCCATATCCGAGTGTGATCGGTGTGGGTTCCGCTACAAGCTGAAAGAGTTAAAGAAGCTGACGATTAAAACCAAGCAGGTTAACATCTTGGTATGCCCAACTTGTTGGGAACCCGATCAGCCGCAGTTGCAGCTAGGTATGTATCCGGTGGACGATCCGCAAGCGTTGCGTAATCCACGTAGAGATAATAGTTATTATCAAGCAGGGTATACAGGGCTACAATTGACATTAAACACGGACTTTGGTGATCCGAGTGGTGGTAGTCGGATTGTTCAATGGGGTTGGGCACCAGTTGGCGGCTCAAGCGCAAATGATGACGGGTTAACACCCAACTATCTAACATCTACTGGCGTAGTAGGAACTGTAACCATCACGATTACTTAGGAGTAAGACATGGACAAAGAAGATAAAAAGCAAGATAAAGCTATGCTTAAGAAAGCTATGGGTCAGCACGATACTCAACAGCATGGCGGTAAAAAAACTAAGCTTGCCTTGAAAAAAGGCGGCGTCACAGGCGAAGCTATGCGTAAGGTCGGTCGCAACATGGCGCGTGCTAACAACCAGAGAGGTCGATAATGGCTAAGTTCTCACAAAAAGTTATGGGTAAAGAAGTAGGCCAAGCTGCTGTGTACGCTCCCCCGCACGACATGAAGGGTAAAGCGTCTAGCATTCAAGCCGACTCTAAGTACACTACTGGTGCTGATGCACTGAACAAAGCGAACATATCTGTTGGCGGTATTAGCAAGGGCAACACTAGCGAGCCTAAGACTAGCGGCATTAAGATGCGCGGTGCTGGTGCTGCAACCAAAGGTACTATGTGCCGTGGCCCAATGGCCTAAGGAGTAAGCAGTGACGTATGTAGAGTTAGTTGCAAATATTAAGTCTTACACAGAGAACTACGAAACGGAATTCGCAGCTAGCATTCCTGTCTTTGTGACTCAGGCTGAAACTCGCATCTATAACACGGTGCAGATACCGCCTTTGCGTAAGAACGTCACTGGACTCGTAAGCGCTAACAATAAGTATTTGTCTTGCCCACTTGATTTTCTATCGGTCTTTTCTTTTGCGGTGATAGATGCTACTGGGCGATTTGAATACTTACTTAACAAAGATGTTAATTTCATGCGGGCGGCGTATCCAAGCCCAACCACTACGGGGTTGCCGCAGTACTACGCGTTGTTTGGCCCGACGGTAGCTAGTAGTGTTATTTCAGACGAGTTGAGCTTTATTGTGGCTCCTACGCCTGATGCACAGTATAACGTCGAGCTGCACTATTACTACTACCCAGAGTCAATCACTGTGGCTGCTGATGGGCGCACATGGCTTGGGGACAACTACGATCCTGTTCTGCTTTACGGCTCGCTTGTAGAAGCCTACACCTACATGAAGGGTGAGCAGGACATGATGGCGTACTACCAGAAGAAATTTGATGACGCGTTGATGCAGTTGAATCGTTTGGGAACTGGTCTTGAGCGTGGTGACGCATACCGCGACGGGCAGGCAAAGATTAAGGTTAATCCGTAATGTCTATTCAACAGGGACTGACGACAAGTTTCAAAAGTCAGATGGTTCAAGGCCAGCAGAACTTGTCGGCAAATACTTTGAAGATGGCGTTGTACACAGCCTTTGCTACGTTAGGCCCAGATACAACGGTGTATTCAACAACGAACGAAGCAACGGGTACAGGGTATACAGCAGGTGGCGTTACTATGTCTGGTGTGACCATAAACACTAACGCAGACGGAGTTGTGTACATAAACTTTAACAACGTAGTGTGGACTAATGCGTCGTTTACTGTACGTGGGGCGCTTATTTATAATACGTCTCAGAGTAATGCGTCTGTAGCTGTGTTGAACTTTGGGTCGGATAAGACCTGTAACAACCAAACTTTTACCGTCACTATGCCTGCTAACACAGCAACGACGGCTTTAATTCGTTTTCCTTAAGGAGTAACCATGTCTACTGAAATATCAAAAACAAGCGACTCGGTGTCAGGCGCTGTTATTCGTAAGTCCGATTTTGTCCATAGCGCGTCCGCTGGCGGTGTTTTTACTATTGTCTGCCGCGACAAAGATGGCAACCTGAAATGGGAAGACTCAAGCCCTAACTTAGTGGTTAATGTCGGCTTGCAAGATATGAATGCCAAGTATTTTGTTGGTTCAGCTTACACCGCTGCTTGGTATCTTGGTTTGGTTACTGGCCCTTCTTCGGGTACTACGTTTGCGGCTGGCGATACTTTAGCTTCTCACGCTGGTTGGACTGAAGATACTAACTATGCTGGTAGCCGTAAGGCTTGTACGTTTGGCACGGCTACTACGGCTGATCCTTCGGTTATCACTAACTCGTTGAACACGGCTTCATTTACTATGAATGCTACTACTACGATTGCTGGTGCGTTTTTGACTAATGTGGCGTCAGGCACCTCAGGCATATTGTTCTCGGCTTCAGACTTTCAGTCTCCCGGTGACCGTGCTGTTGTGAACGGCGACGTTTTGGTTGTTACTTATACGTTTAACCTTGACGCTACTTGATAGGAAATTAAGTGGCTGTCGTCGATGGCGGATTTAGTAGCGGAGAATGGGGCACTCCTGCGGCATGGGGTTGCTCTGTTTACTATCCGCTCGTCACCAACGGCGGCTGGGGTTTAGGTGCGTGGGGTTCTGATGGTTGGGGTCTAGGTAACGACGGTATAGTTTCTGCTTCTGATACTGTTTCAGCAGTAGGTACGGCTAATGTTTTTGTTTCTGAGACAGCGCAAGCCAGCGATATTATTGTAGGGAATTTGCTTCTCAGCGCCAGTATTTTAGAGACAGCAGCGGGCAGTGAGGTTGTTAGCAGCTTAGCGACGTTCAGAGGTAGCGTTACTGATACTGCAAATGCTTCAGAAACAATTCTTGGGTGGAGACAATATAGCCGCTCAATAATTGAAACAGCAAATGCAAACGATGACGATGCTTCTGCGTTACCAACGTACGTCACTTTTATAAGTGAAACAACGCAAGCAACTGAAACTGCTTCTAGTGTTTTTGCTATATCAGCAGCTATCATAGAAACAGTAAATGCAGCAGATACAATTGTTGGTGTGCGAAACACGTTTGGGGCGGTAATAGAAAACGCAGCGGGGTCGGAAACTGTTTCAGGTAAAGCAAATTTTGCAGTCAACGTATCAGAAACAAACAACGTATCAGAGCAAGTTAGTACGAAGACACAGTTTGTTGTAAACGCTAGTGAAACAGCTCGTGCACAGGATGTTGTAAACAGAAGGCTATTGTGGGAACCAATTAATACGTCTGTTGATGGCGGTTGGACGCTCATAAACACTAATCAGTAAGGAAGAATTATGGCAAGTACATATAGCGATTTAAAATTTGAACTGATTGGTACGGGTGACCAAGCAGGTACATGGGGCGCTACAACTAACACTAACCTAGGCACTGCGATTCAACAGGCTATTACGGGTACGGTGGATGTTGCGTTTTCTAGTGCTGATGTAACACTAACGCTTACCGATACTAACGCCTCACAGAGCGCTCGTGCCCTACGTCTTAACTTGACCGGCACTTCTGGCGCGGCGCGTAACTTAATCGTCCCAGCGATTGCTAAACAATACATCGTCAACAACGGCCTAGCTGATGCCGTAACGATTAAAAACTCTTCTGGTACAGGTATTGTAGTTCCTGCTGGTAGCTCGGCAATTGTGTTTAATAACGCTACTAATATAGTGCCGGTGTATAGCGCAATCCCAGTATCAGCAACAGTAACGTACAAGCTACCAACTACTGATGGTACAAACGGTCAAGTTCTTACTACTAACGGTTCGGGTGTCTTGTCTTTCTCTACCCCTACTGCTGGTATCACAACAGGTAAATCCATCGCAATGGCGATGATCTTTGGATTCTAAGGAGTAATCATGGCTAACCCCAATATTGTTGCAGTCACTTCCATTTATGGTAAGACTACGTATCTAACACCCGGTGGTACTACTGCGCTGGTTCTGTTACCTAACGCTGCTTCGTCTGGCAAGGTCTTAAAGATCAACCAGATTGTTGCCGCTAATGTTAACGGTTCCGCTGCTGTGGATACTACTGTGTCTCTCTATTCAAACGGCGCGGTTGCTCAAGGC